AAAAGAAGCTTATGGTAAAATATACCGGTAGGTCCGTTAATAAACGATGGTCCCAAGATGTTACCCCTTGTGTCCACATCCTTAAAAGCGATTGTAAAATATATAACCTTCCTTATTCTATTCCGGTCAATATGGTAGAAGACCTTAATACGAGGGTATGGAAGGACATAAGCCAACCTATCGAACTTTACTTAAACAAGATATACGAAGGTAAAAGCTTTGTAAACTATGAGTAAAAAACATATTAAGAAACGATTAGGTAGTATACGCTTCTTAAGGTTAGACGACCCTCATTACGATTGGGAAGCGTTAGAAAAGTCTTTATACTATGAGGGTTACCAACCGGGTAAATACGGCTACATAGAAGTACATAACGAAACTTGCGTAAACGGTAACCACCGTATGGAAATACTAACAAGATGTAAAGAAAATTTAGACCGGTGTATATGGGTAGCAAAGGTTAATAATTGGTCATACTTTTCCGGAATAACTATTACTATAATCCTTTCCCCTTTATTTCTACCTTATTTCTTCTTGTTTAGTTTAGTGCGACGCCTACTTAAGGCTACCGGCCTATATAAACCAAAGGTAAGACATTGGACCGATAAGCGGGGGTGGCATAAAAACTATAGGATAAAAGAATGGAAGAAAGCCTACCAAAAAGAAAACGCGGACGAACGGGTAAAACTATGGAATAAACCATACAAGAAACAAGGGGGGAATAAATGCTAATAGATGTTATATATTTCTTGTGGAATATGGCCGGAATAGTGTTTTTTGGTGGAATAGGGGCCTTTCTAATGTATTTAGTAGGCTTAACCTTGTACGACTTTATTAACCGGCATTAGGGGGGTTTTATAGTGATTAACATAAAAAGAAATTGGCAAGGTGTAGGGTTGGCACTCTACGGTAAGCCCCCCCTTTTTCCCTTATATTACAACGATATAAGGCGTATCCCTAGCGAGGGATGCGATTATTCAATTATGGAATGTAACTCATTTTGCGGTCCCTTAAAAAAGACTGACGGGGGGCCCAAGTGCATAACCCGGACCATACACTAACTAAAGGGAGAATCAAATGGCGTTAGAAATAGAACAGAGTAAGGGGGTACTATTCCCCAACGATTACAAGACAGAAGGCGACAACCAACCGGACTTTAGGGGTGAAGTAGAACTCCCCCCGGGGTATGGGTACACCGGACCAAAGGACGGCATACCGGAAGGGATAAGCCCCACCCGGCTAAGGATAGTCGTATGGGATAACACAAGTAAGGCCGGTAAGCCTTATAGGTCCATAGAAGTAAATACACCCAAGCCCCCTAAACAATCACATCCCTCGTCTGAGGATTCAACCTATAAGCCTACAAGTACAACAACAAGTAAGACCGAACTACCCTTTTAAGGGGCTAACCTCTTCCGGTATGCCGATTGTTTACTGTAGCCATAGGGTAAGTATATAATATGAACATAGAAAACCTTATAACGCTTAAGGCTAATGTAGAGCGAACCATAGACGGGGCTATCCATACCATTAGTAGGGTAAGGGAATTAGAGAAGGAAGTGGCCCGCCTACAAGAAGCTAACCGCTTATTAGAAGATGAGCGGGACACTATGGCCCGGCAACTAAACGACGCCAAGAATAAGGCACGACTAGAAGCCGGGTTAATATTGTAGGGCCGACGCTCTGGCGAGGGATGTGGTTATGTTAGAACTCAAACGTGGGATGTGGTTATGTTAGACGTGTTAAGCTTTCTGTTGGTCTTTATAGTGGGTATATATGCCGGGGCCTACCTTTCTTTTAAGGGTATGTCAAAGGCCATAGAGAAGCTACAGATAGTACACCGGAAGGAACTTAAAGAACTGTTTAATACACTAAAGGGAAACAACTATGGCGAAGGATAAGATAAGGATGAGGGATAAGCCACATCCCTCGTCAGAGCAACCGAAGATAAGGATAGGGGACAAGATACGGACCAGTGGCGGAACGGGCCTTACAGTAATAGCAACGACCGGGACGGGGGCTTATTGTATGCACCTAACCCCACTACATAAACCCCATAAGGACGCGGTCTTTATACCTTACTCCGACCTAACACTACAGAAAGGAAAGTAGTATGGCATATAAAGAAAGGGATATACAACGCCACATAATAAGCCTACTCAAGCTAATGCCGGAACTTGTCCCGGTTATATTCCGGGTAAATGCCGGGGCGGTCCAAACAAAGCAAGACCGCTATGTTAGGTTAGCACCTAAAGGGGTAAGCGATATTATAGGAATGTTAAGGGGTGGATTCTTATTGGCCATAGAAGTAAAGACCCCGGAAAGAAAGAATAGGGTAACCATAGAACAACAAAACTTTTTAGACATAGTACGCTTATACGGGGGGTTAAGCTTTGTTTGTTGGGACCCGGAAGACGCGGTTAAACAAATAAACGACTACACTATCGAACGCGAATTAGAACGCAACGAACGGGCCGAATGAATGAATGGACGTTATAAGGGACTAAAAATTATAAACTTAAATGTTGTCCGGAATATAGAAATATGGGGGGAATGGCAAGGGCTAAGTAAGGGGGAGTGGACCTATAAACATAAAGTAGAATACTTGGCCCAGAAATATTTCTTAAGTGTTAAACGAGTGCAAAACTTAATAAGCGAAATGGCCGGTATGGTCGAAGGTCCCATTAAATAGGGGTATGTATTTGTTTTTATTAAGTGGTATACTGGTCCAAGCTAAAGGAAAATAAAGCTATGACTATGGCAAGGACAAAGCCAAACAGTAAAGGCCCGGGAAGGCCGAAGATTAACATAGATTGGGACGACTTGGATAAGTTACTGGCCCTACAATGTACACTAGAAGAGGTAGCTTTCTTCTTTGACGTTAGCCCGGATACAATACAACGACGGGTAAAATCGGTTAAACGATGTACCTTTGGGGAATACTATAAACTTAAGTCGGCCGGTGGCCGGACTTCGATAAGGCGTAAACAGTTCGAAGAGGCTTTAGACGGTTCTATCCCTATGTTAATATGGTTAGGTAAACAGTATTTAGGACAAAAGGATAAGAAGGAAACCGAAATAACCGAACTTAAACCTATTAAAGTCTTGGACATTATGACCGAGGAAGACTTGGTAGCGAACTTATCCATTTCGAACTAAAGACAAACCAAAAGAAGGTTTTACAAAGTACGAGCCGGTTTACAATTTTATCCGCCGGAAGACGCTTCGGAAAATCGACCATAGGATTACTATATCTTTTAAACGGGGACTTAATACCCGGTGGTCGCTATTGGTTTCTTGGACCCACCTACCGCCAGACCCGGTTAATAGCTTGGCACTTATTAAAGGGAATGTTTAGAAACCAACCGGTAAAGATGAACGAAACGAACTTAAGCGTAACACTACCCAACGAGGCGGAAGTAAGATTAGTGGGGGCCGATAGGCCGGATAACTTACGCGGTAGTTTTCTTAACCGGGTAGTATTGGACGAAATAGCTTATATTAAACCGGGAACCTTCGAAGAGGTAATTTTCCCAATGTTAGGAACGACTAAACCCCCCGGCCGGGCCTTGTTTACCGGGACCCCTAACGGAATGGGACCTTTTAAAAAGTATTTTGATTACGGTAACGACCCAAATAATAAAGATTGGGGAAGCTTCCACTTTACCACTTTAGAAGGCGGTTACGTCCCGGCCGACGAAGTAGCAAGGGCCAAGGAATATTTAGACCCCCGAACCTTTAGCCAAGAATATTTAGGGACTTTCGAAAATTACGGGGGGCAACTATATTATACTTTTAAACAAACCCCCCATACGGCCGACTTAAAACATAACCCCAACCTACCTATATGGATAACCGCCGACTTTAATAAAGAACCTATGGTATGGGAAATAGCCCAAATACACGACAAGCGGTTAAATATAATCGACGAAATCTATATACGCTATTCGGCCAAGACCCATATAGCCGTCGCGGAATTCTTGAAGCGTTACGGAAACGTTACAAATAAGTTAGTATATGTTACCGGGGACGCGTCTAATAACTACGAAAGCCATAGGGACTATACGACGGACTATATAATTATCCGCGACGCTCTAATGGAAAAGGGTTTCCGGGTAGTGGTACAAGTACCGAAGCGGAATCCAAATATAAACAATCGTATAAATATAGTTTGTAGCCTACTAACTAATGGCCGTTTAACTATTTCCCCCAAGTGTAAACAGTTAATAGACGACTTAAACCAAGTAGAAAGCGATAATAAAGGGGGCAAAAACAAAGAGGACCCGGCCCGTACTCACAGTAGCGACGCGTTAGATTATCTTGTGTGGCGACTATTTAGCCGGGAATTCTTTAAACAAACAATAAAACAAATTTAGGATAAGATTATGGCGACTCTAACAGAATTAACGAAAGCAATTACTACGAATACTATAGGTTCGGACGACAAAGGCCAAAGGGCTATAACCCGGGACCTATTCTATACCCAAGATAACAAGGGGGTACAAGGTCTTTTAACCGACGACCTAAAGAAGTACGTAGATACGGCGGATATTTCACGAATGAAGCTTATTACCTTAGACTTTTTTATCCCAGCGTTTTTAGAAAAGCTTTGTAGCGTCTACGATGTAGCCCCGGTTTTTAAGTACGAAGAGGGGGTAGGCGATAAAGACATAGAATTATTTACCGCGTTAATTGAAGAAACCCGAATACATAGTATTTTCCAAGAAAGCTTCTTACGGTGTAGGCTACATAATACAATAATAGCAAACGTTAAATACGCTTCTAATTTAGACCGGGTTTTCATAGACAACTCTTACCACGCCGGTAATACAGAAGTACTAACCTATTCCGATGTACATACAGAGCCTAAAATTATATATTGGGAAGAGGTAAGGGGGGCTAATAGTATTTGGATAGTATGGGACCGGGAAAAGGGTTTCCATTACTGGACCCCCAAGAAGCCGGAATACGACGCGAAAATAAACGACATAGTAGGGGCTAAACACCCTATAGGGGACAACCCCGACCTATTAGGCCCGGACTATTGGCCCTTCGTTGTTTATAGATACCGGGACCACTCTAACAAGTTTTGGGGTTATGGTATGGACGCTATCGTAGAACTAATACGGTCTATAAATGTTTTATTAACAGTATGTAACGACGACACTATCCAAGAAACTATAAGGCTACTTATCTTAAACTTTAATCCTACCGGGACCGAAGGGGAACGGGGCCAACTAAAGACCGGTCTACGGCATCCTTTATTTATGGAATCCGCTATAGGCGACAGTAAACCGGAAGGGGAAATCCTTTCGGCCAACCTTTATAATAAAGATGTAGTAGAACTAATAGAAAAACTAACGGACTTCGTTAGTAAGCTACATAATGTAGACAACATTTTAAGGGCGGAATTACAACAAAATTTAAGCGGGATAGCCTTAAGGCTTAAGAACGAACCGCAACTACGCCAATGGGCCAAGGATATAAACATATTAAGGCCAATGGACCGCGACTTATTGCAAACATTGGTAGACGTTAATAACTACCACCGGGAACCGGGGCGACAAATTAGCGACGGCTTTTTAGAACGGGTAAGCGTAGACTACCAAGAACCGCGAATAGTTACGGACGAAAAAGAAGACTACGAATTAGAACGGGCGAAATGGGAAGACGGGACAAGTAGCCCTATCCGGTATATACTTAAGAAAAACCCGGAATTTAACGAAGAGGAAGCGGGGGAATACATACGCTTAAATTTGGCGGTCTTTAACGGAATAATGGGAATAGGTGTCGGTATTCCGGTAGACGAAGAACAAGAAGGGGACATAGGTTAAATTATGCCGAGATTTAGTAAAAGAAGTAAGAGCCGGTTAAAAACTTGCGACAACGAATTACAAACTTTATTTAACGAAGTGGTTGTCCGCTACGATTGTACGATATTATGTGGCCACCGGGGTAAGACGGCCCAAAATAAAGCCTTTAACGATGGATTTTCCAAGCTTAAATACCCGAATAGTAACCATAATAAAATTCCGAGTATGGCCGTAGATGTGGCCCCCTATGTAGGTAAGGCCCGGGGTAATATAGATTGGAAAGATATAAACCAGTTTTACCACTTCGCCGGGTATGTCCGGGGGGTAGCGGAACGACTTTTAAACGAAGGCGTATTAACTTATACTTTACGTTGGGGGGGGGACTGGAGACGAACATACACCCAAACCAAAAAGAACAAGTTTCGGGACCTTGTACACTTCGAACTAGATAAAAAAGTAAGGAAATAATATGATATACGACCACTTTATAGACCGACTTAAAGATAAATGGGACGAAGATATGGCCGACGGTTGGGCTTCTAAAAAGAACTGTTGGGCTTTCTTCGAAAGGTATTACCGTGTTATAGCTAAATCCGTAGTAATAGCCGAAAGAAAATTAGAACACTTGGAAGTAAGTACGGGGGGCTTATCGGACGAAACAAAGAATAAATTAAGGGAAATTAGAACCGACCTACGTAACGCGGTTTGGTTTTCGGCTTTTGACCGGCCCAAGCCTACTAAAAGATATTCGATAAAAAGCCTATTCGATGGTCTTATAAATTGGAAGCAAGTATACGAACACCACCACTTTTTCGACGACATAGAAGACGGACAAGGGAAACCAAAAGAACTAAACGAAAGCCGGCGACAAGTACAAGGATAAACCTTTTAAGAAACTGGAAAGACCAATGAATATTAACGCCCTAACCGAAAAAGAAGCGAAATTAGTAAGGCTTACCCAACCGAAAATAAAAGAAGCTATAGGCGGATTAATTAGGGCCGGATTTAAACGCGACGAAGAAAAGATAATAGTAGCTAAAAAGAAGCTAAGGAAAGTAATAAGGCCTTCCGTTATTTCCGGCCTTACTTTGGGTGTTAAGTGGCTAAAATCAAATTAAACCTACAACCATTTTTTCATAAGGAAGCTAGATTATTACGGGGCCAGTATAGGCGACTACTAACACTAAAGAAGGGAATACGAAACGACACGGCCCCACGTAATAAACCTTCTACAATATTAAGCAAGGGGGCCGACCACTGGTTAATAAATACCGGGGAAACAAGGGACAAGGGAATAGGCTTTTCACGTACCCGAACTGGAATGTCGGTCTACGCGAAATACGCAAAGCACAGTGGAAACCGCGTTTATATGGGGGTTAAAGGTGGACATAAGGGCCAAAAAAGGGGGGTACACCGGCCCCGGGACCAAAGGCGAATAGTAAACTCGTCAGCCCAAGCCACTCCGCCGTCATACACCGACCTTTTTATTTGGCATAATAAGGGGGGGGACCGGACCGCAATGTATAACCGGACCGAAAGGTATTCCGGTATTTTCCAAAAGTGGCCCGTAGGTTCTAAATTTCCCGACCGGTTAGCAAACGCGGTACGGGGGCAAATAAAAGAACATATAATAAAAGAAATTTCCCGCGAAAATCTTATCG